CTACGCTGATGAGCGTAACGGCTTCAGCCTACGCAACACAGGCAACGACACTGCCGCACAGTCAATGTGGGCAAGAGAGCAGGAAGTTTCCAAGTGGATCAGTTCACCACAGTTTCAGGCTATTGCGGCATGAAGGTTCGTGACATAAGTAAATCAGGTGGGGCTTCTTTTAGCCCCATCACTGATGATGCTAGAACACCTATTTACATGCGTGTTGGATGGTGGAAGCCGAGCAAAAAGAAAACAAAATGTAACGCCGTTACAAAAAGGAGAAAGAAAAATGTGTGAAGGCACTGGAAAAAGAGATACAGAAACTGGTCGTTGGATTTCAGCGGAAGAAATGAAAAAAGACGGAACCTACGAAGAGTGGTTAGAGTATGAGATGGAACACTATAAGTTTTATCACATTTTCTGGTGCCGTTGGGATGAAGACAATCGCTGGTATTCCCCAAGAGATTGGTTGCCAAACTTCTGGACATGGTTTCAAGAACGTGCAGAGTATCGTTCTAACGGTGGCATATCTTGGAAGTTTGTTCAATTTGTGTGGGCTATTCAGGCGTTTATAGATGATTGTGTTACGATACTTGAATGGGATAGACCACCACACGCGGAGCATCGTGGGTTATACAAAGGTGATTGGGAAACTAAATGGGGGTTCTGGGAGTACGTTTATTTTCGTACAATCGGTGTACTCGTACACAAACTTCGCCGTTTCTTTCAAACAAAAGTACTAGGCATGGAAGAAATGGATGATCATTTGGGATGCCCTAGCTGGCCTAACTGTGACATTGACCCTAACGGCTGTCGCGTAAAAATGGGAGATAATGTGGAATGGTACGGACACAGAGATTAGAATCTTTAGTAGACAACTACTATTCTTCCTACGATTACAGGAACTTACGTGACGAAACTAAAGATAAATATAAATACTTTCTGAACGTAGTACAAAACACAGAGGTAGAGGGCAAGCCCCTCTGCCACTATGACTACACAACTTTATCCACACGAGTAGCTAAGATGGCATACAACCAATGGTGTGAGAAAGGTATACAAATGGCTAATCATTTACTATCAGTTACACGCATCGTGTTTAATCATGGGCTACGAGAAGAATTATGTGTCGTAAACCCCTTCTCAAACGTCCGTAAACGCCCCACAGAGAGGCGTAAGGTAGTCTGGGGTAGGGAAGATGTCCAAAAGTTCTTAGACGCCGCCTACGGCGATTTTAGCACACGTAATATCGGACTGATTGCTCACATGGCATATGAATGGTGTCAGCGTCTGGGTGATATGCGTCTGCTTACATGGGATGCAATCGACTTTGAGGCCCGTACTGTTTATATAGAACAGTCAAAGCGTAAGGCAGAGGTACATTTGCCCATCGAAGATGATTTGTTTGACATGCTTGTACAACAAGAGCAGGATTTTGGCTTTCAACAATACGTTGCACCAAGACCCAAGCCACTGGCAGGTGAATACAAGCCCTACAGCATGTACAAACTGCCTTTACACGCACGTAAGGTGATGGATGCGGCTGGTTTATCTAAAGAACTGCGCTTGTCTGACCTACGGCGTACTGGTACAACTGAAATGGTAGAAGCAGGTGTCGGTATGGCACAAATTATGTCGGTTACAGGACATGCTAATCCAAGTTCAGTCAAACCATACCTAAAAAATACGTTGTCAAGTGCAAATAGTGCATTGACAGCACGAAAATCACATGGTATAAGCATAGCAAGTGCCGCAAAGGAAAGTGATATTACATGAATAATATATATAACACTATAAGTGATATGGATATACCTAATGGTAGTACAAAGAGAATGGATTGTCCTAACTGTGGTGGGTATAAGACATTTACAGTGACCAATAACATGGGTTCTCTTGTATGGAATTGCTATAAAGCTTCTTGTACACTGAAGGGTGGCACTAGGGTGCATCTATCTGTAGATGATATACGTAGTGGGTTTAGTGGCGTAGAAGAGTTTGTACAAGAAAACTTTGAACTGCCCTCTTACGTGGTAGATAGATGTCCTAGTTCGTATCAGATGCGTAAGTTTCTAGCTACGTGGGATTTAGACTACGAAAAACATAATCTCTTGTATGATGTAAAGGAAGATAGAGTTGTGTTTCCTGTGTACTCGCAAGGCATTCTTGTGGATGCGACAGGACGCTCTCTTGGCAATAGATTACCAAAATGGAAAAGATATGGAAAAAGTGGCTTGCCATACTCATATGGTTGTGGTAAAGTCGCAGTTGTTGTTGAGGACTGTGTGAGTGCAGCCGTGGTTGGTGGCAATTCCTTTGTCGGGGTTGCGATTCTTGGTACCTCTTTACAGGAGTCGCATAAAGGGTATCTTGCACAGTTGTCAACAGCCGTAAGTGCATTAGACCCCGATGCGTTACCTGAGACAATGGTTATGGCGAAGGAATTACGTGGGCATGTAAACGATGTTCGTGTCCTGCGTTTAAAAGATGACTTGAAATATCGTAACCCCGAAGATATGGAGAAGCTAAATGGAATTATCACTAATTAGAAGTTTAATGGATAAATCGTTTTATGACGATCACCGTGGCGCACGTTGCCCTGACAGACTGTTCAGCAAAGATGTGCGTAAAATAAAGCACATGATTGATACTGCAATGGATAGGTATGACCGTAGTGTGTCACCTGATGAAGTTGAAGCATTGTTCATGGCAAACAACCCAACGCTTACGACAGCACAGAAACAAGCGTACTCAAGCCTGTTCCATAAGGTTAAAACAGAAACACCAATGGGCAGTGATGTTGCACAAGAAGTGTTGTCTAAGTTATTCCAGCAGGTTGTTGGAGAAGACATTGCCAATCTTGGCTTTGATTATGTCAATGGTGACAAGTCTAGCCTTGAGCCGTTACGCATGTTGCTTGAGCAGTATGGAGATGACTTCACACCAAACTTGAATGTAGAGTGGGATGACATCGACATTGAAACACTCATGGCAAAAGCTGACCTTGAGGCACGTTGGACGTTTAATATTCCTAGTCTGACACGAAAGGTAGAGGGTGTTAACTCTGGTCACTTGATTGAGATTGGCGCACGTCCTAATACTGGCAAGACTTCGTTTCATGCCTCACTGATTGCGGCACCCGGTGGCTTTGCACACCAAGGTGCTAACTGCATTGTGTTATGTAATGAGGAAGGTTATCACCGTGTAGGCGCACGTTATCTGACTGCCGCTACAGGCATGACAATGCGTGAGATCAAAGACAATCCAGCAAAGGCACGTGAGTTGTATGCACCTGTCAAGGAGCGTATCAAGATTAAGGATGCAACTGGTCGTGACATGAATTGGGTAGAGTCTATCTGCAAGTCATACAAGCCAGACATCGTACTGCTTGACATGGGTGATAAGTTTGCCAAGACAGGTGGCTTTGCTCGTATGGACGAAGCACTAAAAGCAAATGCGGTACATGCACGTATGATTGCTAAACAGCATGAGTGTGCTATCTTCTATATGTCGCAGTTGTCTGCTGATGCTGAAGGCAAGGTTTTGCTCAATCAATCTATGATGGAAGGTTCACGCACAGGTAAAGCGGCAGAGGCTGACTTGATGGTGCTGATTGCCAAGAACCCTGTCATTGAGGGGCAGGATGAAGAAGACAATCAGCGTCACTTGAATGTAGTCAAAAATAAATTGACAGGGTGGCACGGTGTGGTACACTGCGAATTGCAATATCAAACAGCGAGGTATACAGTATGAAACTAACACTTGATGTAGAGAACACAGTCACCAAGCGTGATGGCAAGATGCACCTTGACCCATTTGAGCCAGAGAACTCACTGACTATGATTGGTGTGTTGACTGACCAAGGTATGGAGCAACACTTCCCATTTGACCATAGTGATGTTCCTAATCAGCAGGATTACTACGAGCGTGTACAGTGGTATCTTGACCAAGCTACTGTACTCATCTGTCACAATGCTGCATACGATTTGATGTGGCTGTGGGAGTCCGGCTTCAAATATGATGGTCCTGTGTTTGACACGATGCTGGCTGAGTATGTGCTACAGCGTGGTATCAAAGAGCCGCTATCACTTGAGGCATGTGCGGAGCGTTATGAACTTGACACTAAGAAGCAGGACACGTTGAAAGAATACTTTGCAAAGGGCTATAGCACTAGGGATATTCCATATAACGAGTTATGTGAATACTTGTCTGCTGATCTTCATGCTACGCAACAGCTTTCTGATAAACTGATCTATCGTCTGAACACAGAATCTGACGCTGGTTTACGTGGTACTGTTGATCTAACTAATCAAATGGCTGTTTGCCTAGCACGTATCTATCAGCGTGGGTTTAAGGTTGATCTGTCTGTGCTTGAGGATGTACGCAAAGAGTTTGAGCAGGAGCAGAAAGAACTTCAAGCTTCTCTTGAGTCTACTGTACGTAAAGTAATGGGAGATACACCTATTAATATAAACAGTCCAGAACAATTGTCTTGGGTTGTGTATGGACGTAAAGTAAAGTCAAAGATGGATTGGGCAACTAAGGTTGACCCATACATGGACAGCAAAGAGTTTGACCGTCTTCTATCTACTGACACAGAGCGTCTTTATCGTACAACTGCAGAGCAATGCCGCACTTGCCGTGGCTCTGGTGTAATACATAAGGTAAAGAAGAATGGCGAAATGTTTAAGAAGCCTAACAAATGTCCAGACTGTTCTGGTGAAGGTTTCTTATTTAAACAAACAGATGTGCTTGCAGGCTTTAAGTTTAAGCCACCATCACCTAAGTGGGCAAGCGCAACAGGCTTTACTACAAGCAAACTGAACCTAGAAATATTAGAAGGTGCTGCTCGTAGTAAAGGGATGACAGATGCAGCGGAGTTTCTACGTAAGGTGCGTAGGCTGAGTGCTGTTCAAACCTATCTGTCTTCCTTTGTGGAAGGTATCCAGACAAACACCAAGCACGATGGGCTACTGCACGTACGCCTTCTCCAGCATCGTACAGCTACTGGTCGTTTGTCTGGTGCTGACCCCAACATGCAGAACATGCCCCGTGGCGGCACGTTTCCTGTAAAGAAAGTATTTGTGTCACGATTTGAAGGTGGCAAGGTAATGGAAGCCGACTTTGCACAGTTGGAGTTCAGAGCCGCCGCATATTTATCACAAGATGGAGTTGCGATTGAAGAAGTTTCTACTGGATTTGATGTACACTCATACACCGCTAAAGTTATTAGTGATGCTGGTCAGCCTACGAGCAGACAGGATGCGAAAGCGCATACATTCGCGCCGTTATACGGAGCAACAGGCTTTGGCAGAACAAAAGCGGAAGCAGAGTACTATGAACACTTTACGGAAAAGTATAAAGGAGTTGCCGATTGGCATTCCCGACTGGCTAAAGAGGCTTTAGAAACACAGAAGATAACCACACCTAGTGGGCGAGAGTTCTCGTTTCCTGACGTAGTACGCAAGTCTACCGGGCGTGTAAGTCACTTTACACAGATTAAAAATTATCCTGTGCAGTCATTTGCTACAGCAGACATTGTACCAATAGCATTACTACACATAGACACACTGCTAAAGGATAAAAAATCTTGTATAGTAAACACAGTGCATGATAGTATAGTCATTGACGTTCATCCTGACGAAGAACAGCAGGTAATCAATGTGATAGACGAAACAAATAATGTACTACCACAACTAATAGCGACACGTTGGGGAATAAACTTTAATGTGCCGTTGCTTTTAGAAGCAAAAATAGGTCCGAATTGGCTTGACACAAAAGACGTGGCATGATATAACTATGCCTCATTCACTCAGAAAGGAGATAATATATGACAACAGAAATCACAACTATTGACCCAAATAATTATGCTTTAATGGCGAAAGCAATGGGTATTGCAAACGAAGGTAAAGGTAAGAGTAAAAGCAGTTCTCTTGCTCGTTTACGGATTAACCATTCGCCAGTCATGGGTACTGCAGAAGTTAATGGAAAGAATGTCAATGTAGAAGTAATTGAAGGTGGCACATACAAGCTGGAGATTCCAGATGGTCCAACATACTACGCTACGTCCATAAAGGTACGTCCATACGTACAGCGTTACATGTATAAGCGTTTTGTTATGGGTGGTGCAAACTCACCTAACCGCTACATTAAGACTATCATGCATGATGACTTGAATGTTGATCTCAAGGACAATGATGGTGGCTTTAACTGTGGTAAACCTGCTGGCTACATTCAGGACTTCAAGGCATTGCCAGAGAAGACACAAGACTTAATTAAGCAGATTAAGCGTGTGCGTGTTGTTCTTGGTACTGTTGAGATGACTAATCCGATGAATGAAAAAGGTGAGTCAGTTGAACTTGGTGCAACACCATTCATATGGGAGATTGATAACCGTGATGCGTTTAAAGTTGTAGGGGATATCTTCGTAAGCCTTGCAAAGATGAGCCGACTTCCTGTGATGCATAACTTTGTTGCAAACACTGCAGAACGTAAGATGCCAAATGGTAACAGCTTTTTCGTTCCTGTTGTATCACTAAACATTCACGATGTCATTGATGTCACGCCTGATGACAACAACATGTTCACCGACTTTTTGTCATGGGTTGATAACTACAACTCATACATCTCAAACGCATGGGCTGAGAATGCAAATGCAAAGATGGAAGATGGTGATGCAGAAGTGTTGGACGATTTAGTTGACATTGAGATTGACGAAGAGGATGTAGCATAATGAATCATCCGGCTGAACTGGCAGTGCATCAGTACCTACAGGATGCAGTGAATGGCAAATCTGTTATGTCAGATGACACAATCAAACAGGTTGCTAATGATGTTGTAGATGCTATGCAACGTCAGTTTGGCAGTGGTAAAGGTAGAGGCGATTTTACATTACGTATGTCTAATGTAGGTCGCCCTACTTGCCAACTCTGGTACGATAAGAATAAGCCAGAGGTAGCATTGCCATTGCCTACTACCTTCGTAATGAACATGATGATAGGCGATATCGTTGAAGCTGTGTTCAAAGGTTTACTAACAGAAGCAGGAGTAAAGTATGAAGACACAAACAAAGTTTCTCTTAACATTGGCAATGATAACATCTCTGGTAGTTATGATCTTGTCATTGATGGTGCAGTTGATGATATTAAGTCAGCTTCAGACTGGTCATACCGACACAAGTTCGATTCATACGAGTCCTTATCCGGCGGTGATGGATTCGGCTATGTCAGCCAACTTGCAGGATACGCCAAAGCACTTGGCAAAAAAGCTGGTGGTTGGTGGGTAATCAACAAAGCAAACGGCAAGTTTAAATACTTGGCGGCATCTGGACTTGATGTAGATAAACAAGTTGCACGAATAAAAGAAACTGTAGATAAAGTAAAGGAGAACAAGTTTGAAAGATGTTTTGAACCAGTGCCTGAAACTTTTCGTGGCAAGCCCACAGGTAATAAAGTCCTTAATGACGGATGTAAATTTTGCAGCTATCGCTTTGATTGCTGGGATAATCTTACTGAGTTACCTGCTGTAAAGTCAAAGGCAAAGAACCCGC